CGTCAGCCCGCGAGCCCTTGCGTGTTAACGGTCCGTCGAGCAATGGCTTAGACTTTGTTTAAAACTTGCTCATCCATACTTGATGCGAAAGTGTGACACTGTTGAGATACACGGTTGGGCGGGAGACCGCCCTGGGGGAGGGCGCTTTGCAGGCGTCCAATCCGACAAAGCCGGCGTGGCGCGACTGTTTACAGTCGTTGCGCGATGATACACCGTAGTAAAGAGTATGTGCTAGTTATAACGACAATCGATGCTACGAGGCATGTGTTGTTGTGTGCTAACTCTAAACAACTGAGTCGCTTGACTGCAATTGTTGAGAACGCTTAACGCTGAAGTTTCAGAGGGATTCGCATTTGCGGATGTTCCATGGGTGGTCTGTGGCACAGGGGTTCATCAGGAACAACTTAATGGAGCTTGAGACAAAGCGTAATCTCAATTGACGTCGTTTTGTCCATCAGTTGAGGGGGAGGCACGCAAACAGCTCGTCGGGGGCGCGCAAGCGTCTCTGTCCTTGCTGTACCTAACAATCGTATTGTCGGCCCATTCGAGTAAGTGGGTTGAGCTAGCTGAATTTTGATACAATACAGCAACCAGTACTACAAGAAGCTCTGATCGCCCCCGCGGGGGCGGTCGTGGTGGGAGGGGGAATGGTGGAAGGGGGCGTGGCGCCCCATCTTTTTTGGCTGCTCTTGGGGATTCCCCGAGCGCAGCCCTTTCAACATCTACTTCCAGTACTAAAACTCGCGACGTCGTCGTGCCCTTGTTTAGATACGAGGGCACGGACATGATCAGTCGTGCGCTGCTACCTCTTTTAGCAGACTCCTATGGAAGGCCTACCAGCGAAGCTGAGGCTGAGGAGATGCTCAAGGGGGGTGTCATGATGATGCTGGATAGCCAAAGGTACGCAAAGTCCCCTGTTGATAAGAACTTCAACAAGGAACTTTGGGACAAGGCTAACGGCGCACATCTCACCCGTGATCTGCTACGTGCATACATGGGCCAATCAGGATATTTGTTCTCTAACGACAATCAGTCTAAGAAGCTGGCCAAGGCCGCTCTTAGAAAGAAGAAGGCAGAGAAGAACGAGCCCGAGAAGGCCTCATATACGCAGGTGCTTTCCAAGACCACGGATAAGGAAGAACACATGAAGGTAATTACGAAGTCAATTGATGAGTTCAAAGAGAAGTCATCAACGACTCACAAGAACCTGATAGACGCAGCCACCAACTGGCGTGAAGAGACGTTGAAGCGTAATCTTGCATTTTTGGATGAGAAGGTTCTCATTCATCCAAAGGTCATAGAGTACGCTCAAGCGAAGATACAGTACGACGGTGAACAGTCTTCTAAGGTGTTGTTATATCTTGCATTACAATCTTCCTCCAAAAGCGCCCTTAGGGTGCTCGGCTTTCGAAGCGACGCGACGACGGACAGCCCCTTTGATATGGGCTATCTCAAGAAGCTTCTCGAGCCGAAGAAGGACTCAGCGATGGCTACGGTCACAGAGACTGAATCCCAAGGGGGCACTCCCACTTCGAGTGTCTCAGGCGAGGAGGAAGAAGATAATGGCGATGATGACAACACAGGAGAAGACAATACACCGACACCGGAAGGAAGAGCTGACAGCGATAAAGCCAACGAGGCTCGCAGCCCACTACCGAAACCGCCTTAGGGAGGTTAACCGGTATGGGCTGAGAGCCTTCTCGGCAGAACGACCGGAGCACGGCCCTCTCTATGAGGGAGGCCGCCGATGTTTCCGGGCTGTTAGTTCAGAGTTCATTGGCTGCACCTCGTAGTGTGAAGAGACGAGGCGGTCGTCGTGATGAATCAGGCCAAAGGGCACATGGCCTGACTCGTAAAGTTCGAAACAGAGAAAATATAAGCGAAACAAAGCTTGCAGACATGCAACAGAGATTCCAACATATTCAGATTTCGAAATTTAACTTTTCGGGTGGTGTTTCGCCATATCCGCGAACACAACCCGATAAGTTCGTACGATCTTTCTTACAAAACGCACACGAGAGTGGAGAAAATGAACATGTTCATGAGGATTCGGCCTATTGGGCCAATACTGAGGATTATGTAACGGTTAATGCAATTGCTGAGTCGCACTTACAGCACTTGTCCCACTTTGACCGCCAACGTGATCCCCGGGCCCCGCGCTTTTTTAGAAGGCATGGGGGGAGACTTATGCGAAAATTACTGCCGACGCTACGTTGTGGAAGCCTAAAAGATTTGGTTAAGAACGGATGCATGGATAATCTACCATTGAACTACGGCTCTGGGGCCGGAGTTAGGTACCGTTACCATGGATACAAAACCAAACTCGAGGCTTGGCACAACGGCGCTAGAGAAGAATCTTATCGTCGGTTGAGTGCTATAATGAATGGAGAGGCAATTGACAGACTCCCGGCTCGCTCAGCCGGGCGTGCGAAGCGCACTTACACGTCTAAAGCCACCGATCCGACAGCCAGTCTGGGGAGACTGGTCTGGGAGGTCGATGTGTGCGACGTTGCTATTGGCACGTTAATTGCAGATCCACTCAACAAACAATTTAAGGCCCGCAAAGACTTCTCTGGGCCCTTTATTGGAAAGTCTTGGTGTAACGGTGGGGCTGAAGAAATTTACAAAGGCTTCGGTTACCATCGCAATACTAACCTCGCTGGTAGGGGTGTTGACATTAAGAGGCAAGATGCGTCCATGAGAGATTGGTTCTGGAGAGCCTTCTTTCATGAGTATGTTGCCCATTGTTTCACTGATGGCACAAGTGAACGTTATCAACACCTCTGGGACTACCTCACTGAGTTACACAGTGGTGGAGGGGTTGTTCTTTCGGGTGGCTTTATTGCACATGTCCTTGACGGTGCGCCATCTGGGACCCCCTTCGTTACTATGGGAGAGAGCTGCCTGACTTACATCATGTGTGCTCTCGCTAGTGCAGCTAGTCTTTCTGAGATTCATCATATGACACGATGGTTCATCGGAGAAATTGAACGACGCCTTAAGCGCGTCGGTTTCGTTTGTTCCACGCTTGGGGACGATTCTTGGATCGTTCATCAACGTGGAGATGTGTTGGCTGATGTAAGCCTTGATCACATAACGAAAGTTTTCTCAATTTTTGGAATGAACATCTCACCTGATAAAACTCACGAGGGCTATGGACCTGAGGAAATGTACTATTTGTCCTATCATTTCTGTGGTTTCGGCGCAATGCATAAGTTATATGGAGTACAGCCTCATCTACCGATTCGTCATGTATATGAAGCTTTACACATATGGTGCTACCCCGAGACGCACGTCCATGACCCTGACCAAAGTTACATACGCTGCTTTGGCCACATGTTGTCGAATCCTGATCCTGATCTTTTCGACACGTACAACACGTACTTAAAGCACCTAGAGCGTGACTACGATGTGGACCCGAACAGTATGAGTCTTGCGTCGGATCTGCCGATCCATGACGCAGCTTTCTTCATCTCGCAAGATCTTCTGGACATCAAGATTGGAAGAAAGACCTACGACGAAATTTATAGGCTTTATGAATGAGCCGGACCGAACGCCAATATGCGCTTGGGCCGATTCAATCTGAAGTCTTAGGTTGCTAAATTAGTAATCCGGACCGCGG